TGATGGGCAAGACCATGATAGATTATGATGTAATTGGTTTGAACGAAACCAAACTCCATGATGTCTTCGAACATCATGCACCTTCCGACAAAAACGAAGAGAAGAATGATGACAAAGAAGAAGCCAAGTAAACAGAAATGTGGTTTTGGTACTTCTACTTAACTCTAATTAGTATTGCAGTAGTGCTTGTATTAGCACTATTTGCAATACTGCTTTACTATTCAAGAAACGATAGATATGAATGAAATTATTATCATAATCGGATATTTGATATTGGCATTGATAGCACTTAGTGTTGTAGCGTCTATCTTTATGATGGTGTTAATCATCGTATATCGCAAAGATATGCCACCATATCCATATAAAAAAGATAAAATATGAACGAAATCATTATCTATGGAGTAATCGGTATACTAGCTTGTATCATGTTACTCCTACTCTTCTGCGTTGCCGTGGTAATCATAAAAGTTATCGCTAATGGTATTGATGTAGAAGAGGAAACAAAAATGAAGTAATATGAAATATGAACTAAGACCATACCAGAAAGAAGCATCAGACGCTGCAGTAAGGTTCTTCCAATCCAAAGAAAAGAAGAACTCCCTCATCGTGGTGCCTACTGGTGGAGGAAAGAGCATCATTCTTGCAGACATTGCCCGACAGCTTGATGGAAACGTATTGGTTCTCCAACCATCAAAAGAGATACTAGAGCAAAATTTCTCCAAGCTACTAAGTTATGGAGTGACCGACTGCGCCATCTACTCTGCAAGTCTCAAAAGCAAAGACATCGACAGAATAACGTTTGCAACTATCGGTAGTATCATCAATCACAAGGAAGAGTTCGACAAGTTCAAGGCGATCATCGTAGATGAATGCCATGTTATCAACGCTACAGGTGGTATGTACAAAGACTTTCTGACACATGTAAAACGTAAGGTGTTAGGATTCACGGCCACCCCTTACCGTCTCTACACGCAACAAGGCATCATGGCAAATGGAAAGTTCTTGCCAAACGGCTCGTACAAGGAAAGCGATTACTTCAAGAACGATTATGAGCCAAAGCCGGGAGTTATTCTTACCAATAAGTGTATCGAAAAGTTCCTTACCCGTACAAGACCGAGAATGTTCAACGATGTCATCTACCAAGTAAGCATACAAGAGTTACTCTCAAACGGATTCTTAGCCCGCCTAACGTACTTTTCGCAGCTAAAGCTAGTAGACACTAGCAGAGTAAAAATAAACAGCACAGGGCGAGATTATGACGAGCAATCGTTGAGTGATGAGTTTAAGCGATGTAACCTCACCGAGAGATTGGCTGAAATAGTAAATCGTTTGCTTCATCCCAAGACCGGCATACCACGCAAGGGTATTTTGGTATTCACAAAGTTTGTAGAAGAGAGTATTTCCTTATGCAAGGCTATCCCAAATAGTGCTTATCTCACAGGCGAGACAAAGAAGAAAGACAGAGAGAAAATCATCGGGGATTTCAAGAGTGGAAAAATCAAAGTATTGGCAAACGTCGGTATCTTGACAACCGGATTTGATTATCCCGAACTTGATACAATCGTCTTGGCTCGTCCTACAATGTCGTTATCTCTGTTCTATCAAATGGTCGGTCGAATTATTCGCCCATATCCAGGTAAACAAGGTTGGGTCGTAGACCTCTGCGGAAACGTAGAGAGATTTGGTGAAGTTGAGAACTTTCATCTTGTCGAAAACAAGCCAGGGGAATATGCCTACATGGGGTACGTGCAAGGTCAATGGAAGTACTTGACCAATGCATATTATTAATTAAAGTTTTATTTTAATGAATATGGTTAACAAGTCATATAACAAGCAGTTACTTTCTGCTATCGTAAAAGGCGAAAAGTTTATCAAGGCACCATTAACAAGAACGGTTACGCAAACAGAATCGGAGATACAGCAATCCTGTTTCCGGTGGTTCAAGTTGCAGTACCCGAAACTCGCCGAGGAAGGTATGCTTTTTCATATAGCCAATGAAGGAATCAGAGTTGGAAGACAAGGAGGTAGAGCGAAGCGTGAGGGTATCGTGAGGGGTGTTGCCGACATCTGTTTGGCGATACCAAATCATGGATATGGTGCGCTCTACATCGAAATGAAGCGTCCAAAGACTTTCGACCACAAAGCGACTTACCAAACTCCTGATCAAAAAGCATGGCAAGCAGCGTGTGAGAAATACGGGAACAAGTATGTAGTGTGTCGTAGTGTTGAGGAATTCAAGGCTATTATCACCCGATACCTCAGCAAGTAAACTTTTAGTGTGGTGAAACATGAAACAATTTGGTTACATAAAGATTGAGTATTCTTGCTTGGAGTCGGACTTGTTCCATGAAGACAAGTTCGATAAACTCCACGCATGGATAGACCTTGTATCTATGGCAGAAAAAGAAGAAAAGTCTATTTTGTTGAACGGAAAACCCCAAACGATAAAAGAGGGCGAGACGCTTATTTCTATAAGAAATTTAGCTTCACGTTGGGGTTGGGGGAAACATAAAGTAGAATTATTCCTCAAAAGTCTCAGTCAAAGAAACATGATAGATATTAAATCTGAAAAATCATCCTCAATCTTGTGCATCATAGACTATAATTCCATCATGGGGACACCCGAGGGGACACCTAAGGGGACACCTAACTATACTGATAACCAATTAGTTACAGACACCTTGGGGACACCCGAGGGGACACCTAAGGGGACACCAAAGAACGAGGGGACACCTAAGGGGACACCTAAGGGGACACCTAACTATACTGATAACCAATTAGTTACAGACACCTTGGGGACACTCGAGGGGACACCTAAGAAACAGAACAAAGAAACAGAAAAAGAAAAAAGAAAGAAAAATCCCCCCACACCCCCTATAAAAGAAATAAATAAAGAAAAAGAAAAAGAAATGGGGTTACGCACGCGCGAGGGCGAGTCTTTGGTTCTTACTTGTGAATCACTGACAGAAAAGAAGAAACCAACAAAGAAGAAGTCGGAAGAAGAATATACTTTGACATATAGAGCGAGACTAGCATTTGGTGATTTCTATAAAGGCAAATTTGGCGAGGCGTATTATTTCTCAAAGCAAGACATGAAGATGCTGACAGAATTGCTTAAGAAAATCAAATACTCCCGAACAGAAAGAACAAAACCTTTGAGTGTTGACGATGATAGTCTACTATCGGCATTCAAGGAATTGCTAAGTATGATACAGACGAAGTGGATTCTAGAGAATTTCTCTATCAGTAACATCACATCAAAATATAACGAAATAGTTCAAGATATAAAAAACAACAGAAATGGAAAATCAAATTGCACGACAGAACAAGAAAGAAACAGACTTGATAGTGAGCGTCAGAGAGCAGCTATCATGGCTAACGTCAAGAAACTTGACGAACAACGAGAACAATGGATCAAAGCAGGTAAGCCAGAAGGCTCAAAGTCTGAGAGACAAATATCAGGCTACGACCCTTTTGACTTCCTTTAATACGGATTTGCAGGATGTAATCTGTGGTGCTTGCCGTTCCGTTGACCAATGCGAGCAGATTAAGTCCCCTTCACTTTGCATTTTGAATGAGGCTTATCCGTCGGCATATGCTGCTGACGGAACAATCAACGAAGGGGCAGCAATCTCGTTTATGAACGCACACCTGCTTGTGGTATCTGACTTTGTGGGAGCCAAGAACAAAATCACACCTAACCAGCTTAGAGCTGTAGGCGAACAGATACTTACCATGTTTCCTACCCTTACGATGGTTGAGTTTATCCTCTTCTGTGCTCGCCTTAGAGCAGGGCAATATGGTATCTTCTATGGTTCTGTAGACCCTCAGAAGATTTTAGTAGCCTTCAAGGATTTCTTGAAAGATAGAAACCATGACTATTGCGTCAAGGAGGAAGGTGACCGAAAGGCGCGCGAAGAACAGGAGAATTATGAAATGAGGGAAAAGGCAATGAGCAGAGAAGACCTTCAAAAGGCTTTGGATGAAGGTAGATTACCAAACATCAAAAAGCTCTTTGAAACGAAGAAATGTGGTCTCGTAGGAAAAATATCAAATGTGATTAAAAATATTGCCAAATAATTTGCATATTTGATAATTTTTGAGTATCTTTGTAGTGTAAATAATAGATATAACAACACTTTAAAATTCAAGGATTATGGCAAAAGATTTTGATTATAAGACAGAATTAGTTAAAATTATCGGAAGGGATCAGGAATTTGTTCTCGGTTCTGTAAAGGTTAACAATGATACTATTACAAGAGTTTCAACTTGGAACAACAAGCTGTCTATCTATAATGGTTCATTTATGCTAGGAGAAGATAAGCAGACAAGTGAAGTATTATCATCTATCTTCGTTGTTGTAAAAGCTCTTCGTGAAGATGCAACAAAGAAGATACTTGATATAAACAAGGAATTACAGCGATTGGCTGGGTATGATGTGAAATACTATAAGCCGGAAAATTGGCGCAAGTCATTTGATACTTATTCCATCAACCGACTTATGGAAACTTTAGGAGATTATCAGAATCAGTTAAACAGAAAGAAAAATGGCTAATAAAATACACAGAAACAGAAAGAGATACCAAAAGAAAAGAACGGTAAAGTTCATACCACTCTCAAAGGAGTATTTTGCTCCAACGAAGTCTGATGAATACGCAATCGGTTATGATGTGTATGCACCAGAAGACATCAAGGTATCTGCTCATTCTAGGGCGATGGTACCATTAGGATTTGGCATACAACTTCCATTTGGTATTGAATGCAAGATAGAATCGCGTAGTGGGTTCTCTGCCAAAGGCTTTGAAGGCTACGGAGCATGGAAAGAAAAAAGAAAACTTTTCGGTATAATTCCATATTGGAAGAAACGCTACGGAAAGCACCGTTTTAATGCTGATGTTATCTCGGGAAAGATTGACCCGGCATACCAGGATAAACTTAACGTGGTAATAAAGAATGATGATGGTGAGTTTACTATCAAGAAAGGTACCCGTATTGCCCAACTAACATTCTATAACACATACACATGTGATATGGAAGAGGCAGAGAAGTTTGATGATGACTACCCTAACAGAGGTGGCGGCATTGGGCATAGCGGAACTAGGTAAGACTACTTTGTCATGTTAATAGGGGACTAACACTACAATTCAATTTGTAGTAAGTTAGTCCCCATTTCTATTTATCTTGTCAAAGATTAAAGTAACTTTGTAGCAAAAAAAGAAAATATGTCAATTTCGAACATCGCAGAAATCTTCACCATCATAAATACAGGAGTCATTCCCGTATTGAGTGGCGCACTATTTTTCAGTATCCGCAAACGTAAAGCTGCAGCCGAGGCATCACAGGAAGAAGGCAAAGCTATTGCTACTTCTGCCGATGGCTGGCGGAAACTTTGCGAGAAGCGTGATGAAGATGTACGGAATAAGGAAGAAGAAATCAAAGCTAAGGATGCCAAGATAGATTCTCTTTATGACAAACTTAACGTTTTACGAGATTCCATCAGCGACCTCGAAAGCAAGAACCATGACTTACAGATGCTTAATGCAGAGTTGGAATGGAATAAATGCGAAGTAAATGGATGCTCCAAAAGAAAGCCTCCAAGAAAGCGAGAAGAGCTTATCAGAAGGGTTGAAAGGGAAAATAACCAATACATAGACCGAACCGATGGAGAAAATGAAGAGATATGAAAAAGATAGCGGATTATTTCACTAAACTCATAAAGGTAAACAGCGGACATTCAAGTAAGGCATTCTTCTTGGTATCAGTTACGCTTATTGGTTGCCTGATGTTGTTGTCCGTAGTGTTTATCCTTATTTGGGAAGTTATCACTTATGGGACAATCAAGACAGACCTCATGGGTATCAGCGCATACGTTGGTAGTATCTCTACCCTATTCGTTTCTGCTGGTCTGACAAAGACCATTGGAGAGCGAAGTGAACATAAACAAGAATTTAAAACAGAAGAATAATGGCAGATTCAAGACAATTATCAAAGTTCGTTCTTAGCTTTGAGTCTAGCAAGTACACCAACCATAGGTCTGATAGAGGTGGACCGACAAAATACGGCATTACGCTTGCAACATGGAAAAAGGTTGGTTACGACAAGAATGGCGATAGAGCTATTACTGCAGAGGACATCAAGCTATTGACAGAAGAGGACTACAACAGAGTCTTCAAACTCAATTATTGGGATGCTTGTTGGGGTGACCACATAAAGAACCAGAGTGTAGCAAATCTATTAGTAGACTTTGCTTACAACAGCGGAGTAAGCCGAGCTGTAAGATACATTCAAGGTTGCGTCGGCACAAAGCAAGATGGAATCATGGGACCTGCTACGGTTTCAGCTATCAACAATTACAGGAAAGGTCAGTGGGTACTTTTCGATGCGTTAAAAGTAAAGCGTATAGCTTACTTTCATCAAATAGTGAAAAACGACCCATCGCAAGAGGTAAATCTCAACGGCTGGCTCAGACGTGTTAAGAACATTCAATATGGCAAACTTATTGCCAATAACGGAAAAGAAATCGCTTAAAACATAGAATCATGATAGAAGAAAAGAAACTTTTTACATCCGAATCAGTATCAGAAGGACATCCTGATAAGGTTGCAGACCAGATTTCCGATGCAATCCTTGATGCTTATCTTGCAAAGGATGCTGATGCTCATGTGGCTTGCGAAACTTTGGTTACGAAAAATCAGGTGGTTATTGCCGGAGAGGTGAAGTCTTCCGCACATGTTGATGTTTCCAAGGTTGTTCGAGAGACAATAAAGAATATTGGTTATACGGAGTATGCCAATAACTTTGATTGTGAGAGCTGCAGCATTATCAATCTGTTGCATGAGCAGAGTGAAGACATAAGCCGTGGTGTTACCCGTCAGTCAAAGGAAGAGCAAGGTGCCGGAGACCAAGGCATGATGTTCGGTTATGCAACCAACGAGACAGACACCTTCATGCCTCTCTCCCACTACATCGCCACAAAGATTGTCAAGGAACTCGCTTTCATCAGAAAGAATGGTCGTGGTATGAAGTATTTACGTCCTGACTCCAAGAGCCAGGTAACAATCGAATACCGAGACGATAAGCCATTTGCCATTGATACTATTGTGGTTTCCACACAACATGAGGACTTCATCAAGCCATCGGAAAAGATGACACAAGAGGAAGCTGATGCGGATATGCAGAGAGAGATTGCATACGATGTGGAAAACTATGTACTGCAAGAAGTCAAGGAACAGATTAAAGACGACACTATCGTCAATATGTTTGATAAGGGTTTTAAGTTGTTTGTAAATCCGACAGGAAAGTTTGTTATTGGTGGTCCTAATGGTGATACAGGTCTCACCGGACGTAAGATTATCGTAGACACATACGGAGGAGCTGGAGCTCATGGTGGTGGTGCCTTCTCAGGTAAGGATAGTAGTAAGGTAGACAGATCAGCTGCTTATATGGCTCGTTATATCGCGAAGAATATGGTCGCTGCAGGTGTTTCCGACAAAATGCTTATTCAGATTTCCTATGCTATCGGCATGGCTGAGCCGGTTAGCATCTGCGTTGACACTTATGGTACTTCACATGTAGAAATGACAGACGAAGGTATTGCTGAATGGATTTCGAAACTTTTTGATATGCGTCCTAGAGCCATTGTTGAGAAGTTGAAGCTCAATCAGCCTATCTATGAAGAGACTGCTGCTTATGGGCACATGGGCAGAACTCCTTGCAAGAAAAACAAGGAAATCGAAGGCAAGAATATCGAAGTTGAACTTTTCACATGGGAAAAGCTTGATTCTGTAGATTACATTAAAAAAGCATTTGGCTTATGAAGATTGGAATATTAGTAGCTATGTCTAAGGAAATGGAGTTACTGAAAGGCTTCATTTCCGAAGGACAAACCGAACATGGCAGAGTTTTCGACTATTTGGTCGGTAAGGTCGGCAAGAATGAAGTAGTCATACAGCAGTGCGGAATCGGCAAGGTAAACTCAGCATTGGGAGCGGCAGAAATGATTACCCTTTATGAGCCTGACTTTATTTTATCTACCGGAGTTGCTGGTTCACTAGATGACGATTTGCATTCAGGCGATACCATTATGGGAGTATGGTATCATTATCATGATGTGTTCTGTGGAAAAGAACTTGTCAAAGGGCAAGTACAAGGAATGCCTAGTACATTCACCCCCTTAGAGGTTGGCATCAACACCGAGGGTGATTTATGTGTCCGTATCGGGAAAATCCTAGGACACAACGTAAGAATAGCCGGTGTCCTCAGTGGTGACCAATTCATTGTTGACCCGAAAGTAAAGGCAAAGCTTAAAGCAACATATCCATTGGCTTCTGTTGTAGACATGGAGAGTTGCAGCATCGCGCAGGCTTGCTATCGCTACAAGGTTCCGTTTGTGGCTATCCGAATCATAAGTGATAATTGCGCAGAAGAGCAGTATGAGGATTTTTGGAAATATGTAGCGAAATGGTCGTTTAACAGCACAAAGAAGATATTGGAGGAATTGGTATGAGTAAAATTGCAAGTTTTAAAGTGGACCACACGAAGTTAGACCGAGGAATCTATGTTTCTCGTAAAGATGTTACTTCCAGAGGTGAAATCATCACAACTATTGATATTCGTATCAAGAAGCCGAACTACGACATGATGACTCCTGAATGTTCGCACACCATTGAACATATAGGAGCGACAATACTACGCAACGACAGCAAATGGAAAGAAAAGGTAGTTTATTTCGGCCCCATGGGATGCCTCACTGGTTTTTACCTCATTCTCAATGGCGACTACGATAGCCTGCAAGTGATAGACCTTGTAAGGGATATGTTCATAGTCATTGCTGACTATGAAGGTGTGATACCTGGAAGTTCACCAAAGGAGTGTGGTAATTTTTCCTTCCACAATCTCAAAGAAGCAAAGTCTACGGCCAACGAGTTTGTTGATTTTCTTTCAGACATCAAAGCAGAGAATTTAAGCTATCCATATTAAAATATATCATCATGGAAAAAGTCATAAACAAGTTATTCAATGCCCTACACAAAGAGCGAAGTAGCCAGGAGACCGGAGCGTCACGTTTCGGTACGCATAACCTTATGAACTTACTTGGATGTTACCATGGTGTGTTATCCGTGTTTGTGATTTCGTGTCTGGCATGGTTTGCTATCATCATGTTGGTATCTTGCGGCAGCAGCAAGAATATATCGTCAGAAAAGGTCAAGGAGAAAGAAATGGTTAACGAGAAGCAGAATACTTCCGAACAGACTAGTTCTACATCAGCAGCCGAAAGAACAAAGTCTGAATCTGATTCCGTAAGCACGTCCACAGAGTGCAAGGAGGTGTCTTCTGAGAATAGTGAGACGATCACTATTACAGAGACTACCTTCTATGATACTAACGACAATACAGACGATACTAAGCCAAAGGTAAAAAAGCGAATCAGACAGACAAAGATTGAGAGACGTGGCACCTCAAAGGAAGTAGCACAAAAAGGAATAACGAATAAAACATCAGTCGAGGTCTCCAAAGAGAAAGAGAATGAGGAAACACAATCCAAAAACTCTTCTTCTGCGACCTTAGACAAGAGAAAGGAAACAGAATGTTCAACCGACAAGAAGCAATCCGTGTCTGAATCCAAGCAGACACTTTACATCGCTCTCACCTCTTTTGGGATTGTTCTTGTCATACTGGCGAGCGTTTTAGCTCGTTGGGTATTCAGTAAGTATCGACGGCAAAGCCAGAGATAAAATGTTCCATAGTTTTAAGGTTTTATTATATACCCTCGCCTAACGATAGGGCGAGGGCTTTTTGTTTATAAAAAACTTTCATTTCTGATAAAAATAAATACCCAAAAACTTGCGTATTTGATAATTTTGTTGTATCTTTGTAGTGTAAATAATAAACATAGTATTCACTTTAAAAATAAAGATTATGGAAATGTTTTATGTAGTAAAAAAGGGATGCGGTAAGCTTGTTAAAAGTTTAGCCGACAAAGATAAAGCCCAGATACTTGCTGCAAAATGCAACAAGGTAAACAATACAGATGCTTTCGTTGTATGCAAATACGAGAAAGGCATGATGATAGAAATCTAAAACAAGAGAATAAAAAAGCAAATAATAAATCATTTTAAAATTCAAAAATTATGAAGAATCAGAATATTTTAAACGCAATCGTAAACGATGTTCAGTCTACAATGCTTAAACTTGGTGTTAACTGCCAGTTTACCCTCGGAGTAGCTAAAGACTACAGAAACGAGGAATACATCAAGATCACAGGTAGCAACTTCTTTATGCAGCCTATGATATTCAAGAACATTCATATAGAAGGTATTATCAAGCCAGTTGTCAACGAGAAAGAAGATTCTGTTGATTACATCGTAAGTTTGGAGTACCGTTATACTACATGGGATAACGGAGGAAACGGCACCGATATTGGTAGAATTATCTATCGCGTTGAAAACAAATGGGCAGAGAAAGACAATGCCCGTTTCATGGAAAAGATTAAGGGTCTTGAAATCTAGGAGGAACCGGTATGAAGACAGAAGAAAAAGATATGATGAACCCCTTGAATTGGGGTACTGAAGAAATAAAGGAAGCAACAGCAAGTGCATTGCTTTTCGGTGCAGGATTGCTGACAGCTTCTCTGATAATATGGCTTGCTTATTAGCCATAGAGTATTTTAAAGTGTTATTTGAGGGTGTGTCACAAGTTCGTGATGCACTCTTACCAAACAAATAACTACAATTTTTAGAAAACAAAGATTATGGATAAGAAGAATAATACATATCGCGAGCTGACAGGTCCTAATTGGAAAAACAGCTGTCATAACTGCATAGATAGTGATACTTGTATGTTTGCCAAGAAAGGTTGGATATGCAATCAATGGGAACTGAGGGGACAAGATGAATCGGATAACGAAGAGTAACTTGATTATGGGAGCAAAAACTATCACGATGCAAGGCAACATGGTTGCAACCATCGAGGAAACGAACAAGGACGAGTTTATCAAGCGTGGCGAATACAAAGAGACCGAGCTGGATAATCATAAGCGTGAGGTAGACTTTTTGATTACAAGCATTGCAAACCGCAACGAAGTGACATTCAATCACAAGGTAGAACTGAAGGAAAGCCGTAGCATCAAGAAGAGTGAGTACTCCGATAACATCTATTATGTTACAGAGGATGCGCTGGAGAAGCTTAAGAAACAATACACGTATGAGTGTGATTTATAAATTCAAAGTTTAATGATATGGAAAAATTTGTAGACAATAACGGATATGGAACTATCCATACCTTTGAGATTGTATCTGAATTTCCTCATGGTTATATCATTTGGAATATTGGTCGCAGAAACTTTCCCCATGAGGGTTACATACCCCTTTGCGTGGCAGACGAGAATTGTCATGTAGATCTAGGTACATTGAAAGCATTGAAGGTCTCAAATGAAGATTTCGCTTTAGATCTTCTAAAGGAAGCCGGCAGACATACCATTACCAGAAAAGAGTATTTTAAGATGGCTGCAAAAGTGCAAAAGCCGGAATAAGAAATTAATTCACTCATTTATAAAAAATAATAGAATCATGGAAGAATTGTATTTTGACAAACTCGGAAACTTTACCGAGAAAGATTGTAAGAACATCAAGAAAATGATGGATGGAAGTACCTTCTACAATTATAGCGTAGGATGGTCAAACTGGGCTAGTAATTGCAATCTTGTCGTAAAGGCAGACTGTGGCGACGAAGATAAGGAAAGAGCTAAAAAAATGTTCCTCTATGCGGCTATCGGCAAAGGAGCCTCAGCATTCAGCCTGGCAGATTTCCTCGTCCGCTACGGAAATGCTCACATAAGGGAAGATGTAGAAGAAGACATTCCGCTTGTCTGTGAAAAGAAATGGGATTTCCTCTTTTTCTATTTTGATGATGCACGGATTGCCCAAACCCTATGTGATAACTATCATGAGTTTACTGATGAATACGGAAGGGTAACCCTTTCTGTTTCACAAAAAGAGGTTAATACGGTTCTCGGCAACGAAGCAAAAAGACAAGGTTACCGGTTGATAGTTTTAAGCTAGAAAAAACTTTCATTTCTGATAAAAATAAAGGTCTAAAAATTTGCGTATTTGATAAAAAATGATTATCTTTGTAATGTAAATAATAAGATAAACATTCACTTTTAAATTCACAGATTATGAGACCATTAAGTTATTTGAAGAAAAGAAAGTTAGAGTTGCAGAAAGCAATGGAGTTGCTGAACCAAGACTTGCAGGGTGCCGATCACGATTTGCGTGAGCATCCTTGCAAGGAAACATGGGAGGCAGTAGAAAAGCTTGAAAAGAAATATGCCTTGCTAGACTCAGAGGCTTCCGGCGTAGATGATGCAATATCAAATTACGATATGTATTGCTACTTTGAGGAGCAAGAAGAGCTAATGATGGATTACATGCAAGCACAAGTTTATTAATTCATAAAGATATGGACAAGAAGATTATTAAGTCAATGTTTGACAACATCTGTGCAAAGGATGTGCTAAGACCGATAATGAATGGTATACACTTCGAAGAAAACCGCTGTTATGCAAGCGATGGCCACATTCTCATCATTTACAATGAGAGCGTACCACGCTTGAAAGACAAGACTATTCTCTTAGAAGGTATGGAAATCGATGGAAGATACCCAAATGTAGATTCCGTATTACCATCCGAGAATGCCAAGCACACAGAAATGCAGATTGACGTAGAGCAGTTGAAGAACGCCTGTATATGGCACAGCAAGAAACCATCGGCTATGGATGTAGACCGGGTCGTTATCTGCGGTGTCGGGTTGAACGTGAACACATTGCTGCGTTTTCTAAAGACGGTTTCTCTCTTTGGAAAGGAACATACCTTTGCCTTCTATGACAGATTAAAATCGGTACTTGTAGAAGGTGAGAATTTCAAGGGTATAATCATGCCAATGGAATATAACGAGAAGGATATAGATGCCGAGTCCGAGTTTAATGAGACGTGTACGGTATATTCCTACGAGAATTTCATTAACGATTATGTATTCAACTCATGGAAAGACGAAGCATCAAAGAAAGTTCTGAATTGGTTGGACTAAAGAAAAACTTTAACCAATATAGATATATAACTATAAATCAGAGATAAAAATATTCATATTACACAAAAATAATTGCTTAAAAATTTGTGTATTTGATAAAAAATGATTATCTTTGTAGTGCAAATAATAAATAAACATTCACTTTTAAATTCAAAAGATTATGCAAGTAAAGACTATTTCATTGGCAGACATTTGCCCAAGTTCATTGAATCCACGTAAGACTTTCGACCAGGAAAGTCTCAAGGAATTAGCAGAGAATATCAAAGAGAACGGCCTGATTCAGCCTATCACTATCCGCAAGGCACCAAAAGAGAGTGGGAAGAAATACGAAATCGTATGCGGAGAGCGCAGATACCGCGCATCATTGCTGGCAGGTTTAGAAGAGATTCAAGCTATTGTCCGTACAGATCTTGACGACAAGCAAGCGTTTGCGGCCATGATTATCGAGAACTTACAGCGAAAAGACGTAGACCCTATTGAGGAAGCAGCCGCATTCTCGAAACTTACAAAGGACAAGACCATGAAGGTTAAAGAAATTGCCAAAATGCTTGGCAAGTCTTCCTCATACGTTATCAGCCGAATCAATCTCTCCAACATCACGCAAGGTTATATTGACCTGATGCGAAATGGAACGCTTTACCTTGTCCACCTTCTTGACATCTGCAAGCTCACAAAGGAGCAGCAAGAAACTCTTTTTACAGAGAAGTTTGCACCAGAGTGCATTGAACGTTGGACTAGAAAGATTCTTCCTATGGACGTACTTCACGAATGGATTGATGAGTGCGTGATGAAGTATCTCGATACTGCACGTTTCTCGTTGCTTGACGAAAGCTTCTCATGCGGAAAGAACTGCGAAGGTTGCCCACTCAACACGAAGAACAAGCCAGAAGAATACAACGAAAGCCGTGACAGATGTATGAATCCATCATGTTTCAACAAGAAGACACAAGAGTTCATCTTCCGTGAGGCAAAGCAGAGTGGCCTTCCATGTATCTACAAGGGTCAGGACTGCGAGGAGTTCATTAAAGCAGCACACGATGCCGGCATCGAACTGAAGGATTACACCAAACGAAACTACGTTTACCCTCCTTTGGAGCCAGACAAGACAAAGTTCACAGATGATGAGAACTACAGAGTCCGCAAGGAGAGCTACGATAAGTTCAAGGCGGTATTCGACAGCAATCTTGCAGACGGAACGACAGAAAAGGTTTATGAGGTATGTTTCTTCGGTAAGATGTCGGGAGAAACCAAGTACGCATACATGGTTCCGGAAGAAGCAACAGATGAGGAAGCGAAGGCTGCTATTAATACAAAAGAAAAGATTAATGAGAGCAAGCAGATGATTCAACGCTATAAGGAACAGGCAAAGCAGGAAATAATCGAAGGCTACCGTCAGACATTGTCTAAGAGCGAGTATTCAAAGCTTAACACGCCATTATCCGGTGACGAGAACAAGATTTTCCATGCCGTTCTCATGAAGTTCATTTCGCAAGCTTTCAAAAAGGAGATTGGCTTGGAATGGGAGAATACCGAAACCTCATTCCGAAAGAACACCGACATCATTGAGAAGAATCGTAACTCCATCAAACGTGAGTTCATTAAGGCTATCCTTTCAGAGAGGTCTGTATGTTACTCACATGATCTTGCTGGCATGCTCGGTTCACTCATGGAGAATCAATTCCCAGATGACTTGGGAGAAATCACCAAGAAAGCCATGGACACTTGTGACAAGAAGACTTCCGAAATGGAAAAATACATTAACACCCTCAAGGCTAAGAAATAACCTTGAAGAAAAAGTGGATTTGTTTTTTGCACATGGAGGTGGGAGAAATCTCACCTCCTTTAATGCAAAAAAAACTTTCATTTTTAATAAAAAAACTTGCAAAATATTTGCGTATTTGATAAAAAATGATTATCTTTGTAGTGCAAATAATAAATATAATATTCACTTTAATTTCAAAGATTATGGCAGCAATTTTCACAAATGTAAACGGCAATGGTTTTACACTTCATAAAGAAGGAACGGTAGAAGAAGTTCGTAACGAAAGTGTAGCACTCAAAAAGAGAGCACAGAACAAGAACTTTAGAGTTTCACAGCCAGAACTAGCAGAAGATGGAATCAACGTATATTACTACTTCCGTGGTAACGAAATCGTCATTGCTCACATCTGCAACAATGACAGCGAACTTGAAGAGTTCAAATCCAACAACAGCATTCATTAAATCAGGGAGGATTAGTTATGACATACGCTGAATTGAAGATCAGACAGAGCAAGGAAATGAACGACTTCCCTTTGGGGGCTGCCTTCAGCCAACAGAGTTTTGAGGAAATGATGAAAAGATGGGGGCTTACAACAAGCAAGGAAGATTGCGGAAAGATACTATCGTTAGGCGCAGGATGTTATATCCGCAAGTCTGACGAAGCCGAATTTGATAATCTGTTGGCAAGACATAAAAAGGAAAGAAGAAACTTCCTATCTACAGATGAGGGTTTGAAGAGTGCTCTACAATACGAGTTCGGGAATCAGGAATGCGGTTACACATGGGACTTCGAGGATGGCATCAAGGCACTCGGGTTCAACGTAAAGAAATTCCTCGCCAACAAGCACAAAGCAAAAGTCTACGAGGAAGCAAAACAAGAATACATCAATAAAATGGAGAACTAAAGTATGGCATTCAAATCACTATCAGGAATAAAAGGTCTGAACCTAGAAGACCTTTCAACAAAGAGCATTGGCGAAAAGGTGCAAATAGGTAATAAACAGGTCTGCGTAACAAAAAGGGAGTACCCACACATTTCATGCAAGCAGTGCTTTTTCGACGAGTACGACTGCAACGGCATCCTATGTATGCTAGAGGATCGACCGGATGATAATGATGTAATCTTCAAACCGATTTAGCGATGAAAACATTATACTTACAAGGAATTGGCAGCAAGCCTGCGGTAAGAGCTGCAGAACTAGAAGGTGGTGATGTAACGATGTGGAATTACGGCTTCACAGAAACCATCTTAGTAATTTCCAAGGAAACCGCCAAGACTATAGTCTTCAATATAAAATGCAACGATAGCGGTTTCATTACCACAAGGAGATTAGCAAAAGACCGTCTTGTCGTAAGACTAGACTGATAGATATAAAGGAGCTGGCACCATGTTTTAATTAAATTTAGAATGGGGCATTAAGGAATGTCCTTTAAATGATGATAGAGTTGTTTCCAGTTGTTTTGCCAGCTCCTTCTTATACGGAACCTTAACCATAATCAAGAGTGATGTGTTTTTATTATTTACAAAATCAAGTTCCGTAAAGGGAGTGCATCTAAGAGGTGTGCTCCCTTGTTTTGTTTACAAAAAAACTTTCATTTCTGATAAAAATAATTGCCCAAAAACTTGCGTATCTGATAAATTTATTGTATCTTTGTAATGTAAATAATAAATATAGTATTCACTTTAAAAATAAAGATTATGAAGAATTTAGTTTATACTCGTTTAGATGGAATGACAGTTAATGAGGTTTCAGAGCTTATGAGAATAGCATCTGGCAAGATGGCAATCAATGTAGTTTCAGTTGCACCTACATTGTTCCGAGTTTCAGCATATGGTATATTTGACGGAGACGCAGAGGACTGGGGCTTCGAGAGTGCAGACTGCGGAATGTTTCAGGGAGAAGAGGTGTTCGAGGCAACCAAGAAGCTGTATGAGACCACCATCGCTTAAATAGCAAGCAAACATTCGTTGAACCAATTAAGGATAAAGATTATGAAGACAAAAGTAAACTCGCTTAACGAAAAGCAAAGAAAGACGTGGGAAATAATTCGAGAAGCATTGAATTATAAAGACACAGAAGAGGACTTTAACGAATTTAAGGAAGAGGCACAAGGCCTGCTTGCAGACGATGAGGAAGACTTCTATGTGACATACAATAGTATGAATGGAATCAATGCTTCTGATGTGAGAGAGCTCATTTACGCATAGTAATCATCAGTTATTCATAAAGCTATGGAAGAATCATTATCAGAGTACATGCTTCGCAGATTCCGTTCTGCATACCCATCAGTTCCTATTACACTTTCAAAAGTCAAGGCTTATCTTGACACGGTTGATGATTGGAGAGAGTTGGACGATAGCCATTTGGCATTATTATACAATTTTAATCTTAAAAAATAGAAAGGGAACAATTATGAGAATTTCAAATTTCAATCTTATCAAGTCTTTGGGTCATGTTGGTGACAGCGAAGAAGAACTCATTATAAATATTTCCTGAAGCCAGATTCTGTACATAACGAGAACGTCAGTTCCGCTGTAGGAAGATTTACCGGCTACGGAAGCTAACAAGTATAGAGATGATGTATGGATGTTTTTTTGAAATAAAGATTCTCAAATATAAATAGCATAATAAAAAATATGGATTCAATACTTTACACTACGGATGGAGAGCGAAGAAAAGTAACCCCATCCAATGGCACAGACTTTTCCTTAGAAGAACTTCAAGGATTTGTTGGTGGCTACATTGAGATTATCAGACTCGGAGACAACAGACTTGTAATAATCAATGAAGAAGGGAAAATATTGGGTCTTCCAAAGAACACCTTTGTAACAAAGATTATCCAGTCTGCAGGTAGACAAGACATCATTGTCGGAAACGTTTTAATATGCGATCTAGATAAAGTAAAATAAAGCTATAAGCTAGAAAGGATTTGATTATGAAAAGGTATGAAGTTGAAATCGTAGAGAAAATCACCTACAAGGTACCGCTAGACGCAGCATCATCCGAAGACGCAGAGAATGCCGCAAGACGTTTGTACGATTTGGGTTGTTTGGAGAATGGCGAGTTGGAAAGTGTTATATTTGATGTAGAAGAGAAGGAGGGCAAGTAAGATGAAGAAACAGAAAGAAATTATAGAGCCCATACCCATATAAAAAACAGAAGAGCTTATCCTCACGGACGAGCTCGTTCTTATGCAAATAATAAATTCCACTTTAAATTCAAAATTATGAACTGCCTTTCGGCGGGACACAAAATTAAATTAAAATCAAATTTAATACTGCAAAGTTAATCAAAAATACCGAGAAAAACAAGTTTTTTATCATAAAAAGAAAAATAACTTATCAAAAACTTGCATAGAATTGTATTTTTGATTATCTTTGCAACTAAATTACAAGTTTTACCATGATAAGGGAAACATGGTATTGATGCAAATAATAGATTGACACTAGACAAGATTATGAAGATAAATGAAATCATAGAAGAAAGAATGCACTATCGAGGTGTTAACCAAACGATGGTATGTAGGGAATGCGGACTGATAGTCCAGAATTTTAACGCTTTTCTGAAAGGTAGTCGTGGCCTGGCTATAGAAAGCCTAATCAAAGTAATGAAGCATTTGAACTTGGCTTTCAGTAAAGAAGGTTCTGTGTTCTCCCCCAACCTCATAGAAGACAAAGTCAAGATAAGCCTAAAGGGAAGTGAGGTTAAAATGGTAACTATCGCCAAGAGTATAAAAGTAAGCGGTAGTACCCTATCTACTATAGTAAACGGAAAAAGGAAGATGTCGTCAAAGGTGCTGTATGCTCTGATTGACTATTTCGGAATTGAAGTCGTAACAATTAAATAAAAACATCATGACACAACAAAGTAACGATATTGGGACAAAGAAACGTGACAACATCAATGTTTCGTCAGAGAATTGGGAATTTGATGAAGACGTAGCCGAAGTATTTACAGACATGCTGGAGCGCTCTATACCGGACTATCACACGATGCGTAAGCTTGTGGATCAGGTTGCAGAGCACTTCATTAAGCCAAACACCCGATTCGTTGATTTGGGTTGTGCCAATGGTTTATCAGCAGAGGGTATCATAGCAAACCATTATAAAGATGTCATCTCTTATTTGAGCGATGTAAGCGAACCTATGCTAGCAAAATGCAGAGAACGCTACAAAAAACAGATAGAAGACGGTTATGTGCATGTCATAAGACTTGACCTAACGAAACACCCTATAGGATATGGTTGTTTCTGTAATGGATGCTCTGTTATCTTATCATGCCTCACATTGCAGTTTATACCTGTAGAATACCGCCAAGGGATAATCGAAAGCATTTATAGCAGTCTTGACAAAGGCGGTGCTTTCATCTTGGTAGAAAAAGTTTTGGGTAACTCTTCAGAGATTGGAAACATCTTCACTTCCATATACTACAACATGAAACGAGAGAACCAATATACGGAAGAGCAGATAGCAAGCAAGCGCAAGTCCCTGGAAGGTGTACTCTGCCCTCTCACAGAAGAAATGAACATCAGCATGTTAAAGATGGCAGGTTTTCGGAAGATTGATACCTTTTGGAAGCACCTGAATTTTTGTGGAATCATAGCAATTAAAGATTAATAATATGGCAACAAAGAAGAAAATAAAAGTAACACAACTGAAAGTGAACCCTGAGAATCCACGAACAATCAGTGAGTTCATGATGGGCAAACTCACAGAGAGCCTTCTTGTATTTCCTAAGATGTTAGAGCTTCGCCCTATCATCGTTAACAAGAACAAGGTGGCTATCGGTGGCAATCAGCGTCTCCAAGTTCTATTGAACATTCTCAACATGGAAGATGTAGAGATTGAGGAATACTTGGAAAATCAGTCAAAATATCGCCTAGCTCCCGAAGAGAAACAGAACGAGCTGAAATCCTTTTGGAATAGCTGGAAGAACAACCCTGTCGTACCGGCTAAGATAGCCGATGATATGACACCGGAAGAGGAAAAGGAGTTTCTTGCTAAAGACAATCTCCATTATGGAGAGGATGATGTCGAAGTGCTCAAAAAGGAGTATGACCGTAATGATATAGAGGAATATGTAGGCTCTGTACCTTGGAATCTGTATGATTATGACGATAACAAGATTAATGATGCGGAAGTAGACACTACGGTTGTTCGCTCAAAATCATTTAAGTGTGGATATATAGAAGTAACTATTACCGATGAAGAGTACAAAATGCTCGATGATGCACTTACAGATTATTGTGAGCAGAATTTTGGAAGTGGTGACGGATTTCTCTCATACTTGTTAGGAATTGAATATAAAGCTGATAATGAAGAAAAAACTGAGGAGGAAGAATAATGAAGATAAATATAACTGAACTGATTGCTAATCCTAATAATCCAAGAAAGATTAGTAAAGATAAGAAAGCGCGTCTAAAGCAGAGTATTCTTCTGTTCCCAAAGATGCTTTACTATCGTGACATTACCGTTAATAAGGAGAATATGGTACTTGGAGGTAACCAACGTACAGATATTCTTAAGGAGATTTTAAAAAGTTCTCCTATGGATTGGATTTTGACAATGTCGGAAAACGAAAAGTGGAAGCTGCTTTCTCCATCGCAGCAAGAGCAAGCTGTTGACTACTGGAAGGAATGGGTGAAAGACCCGGTTGTCGAGGTGTCCGTAGCAGAAAACTTAACAGAGAAAGAGGAAAAGGAGTACATATTTAAAGACAACGAAGAGTATGGAGAATATGATTTCGATCGTCTCACAAAAATGTATGACCAAATCAATCTTGTAAACTTTGGCTTTGACGAAGGCTTATTTTATGATGCTTCTGAAGACGATACAGTTGTAAAAAAGAACAAGCTGTCAAAGAGTGCAAAGAAAATTAATGTATTGATGTTCGGAAAGAATTCTGTAGCAGTTACCAAAAATGAATATGCAGAACTTGTAGAACAATATGAGAATTATGTAGATGAAATTGGAGTAGACTTCGGTTTCATAAAGTTTTTGTTTAACAAACTTAATCAGGAATAATTATGGAGATTATCAAGATTTCAGACATCAAGCCTGCAGCTTACAATCCTCGAAAGTTAAGCCAAGAGGCTTTCGTAAACCTGCAAGGCAGTCTTAACGACCTCGGCTTTATTCTGCCGATTATCGTGAATCGTGACAACAAGACTATTGTTGCCGGCCACCAGCGTACAAAAGCTGCAACAGCTATTGGTATTCATGAAGTACCAGCCTATTTCGTATCAGGAGTACAGCTCGTAGACGAGATTCTTTTCAATCAAGTTCACAACGGAATTGAAAGTGAACCAAAAGAAAAAGGTTCGTATAAAGGTAACCTGGAAGTCGGGAAATTCTACGATGATATTTCCAATAAAGACTTTGACATACCAAACAGCGGAGCATCATACGTTAAGGACATGTGTATGCTTATCACCCGTTATGGTGATGCACTTAGTGCTATTATTTGTGATGGTCAAGTTGTTTTTGGAAATAATTATGTAAGAGCAGCCCAAATCCTCGATATTCCAGTGCATGGCTATATCTTGGATAAAAAGTACTTGGAAAAGTACAATTTTTATTTCTCGAAGGATTATGGCGTTTACAGCTATGACCATCTAGACAGAAAAGATTTTGTTCAAGGACTGGCTCAACCTCCAAGAGCAGCCGGAATGGAGTGGTCAACCCTATATCGCGTGGCAACTAAATGGATTCTTAAAGATCAAAAAGATGTTTCTGTATTTGATTTTGGTTGCGGTAAAGCTATGTGTGTCGACAAGCTCAAGAAGAAATATGGCTATAAGAATGCAATAGGCTTAGAGTTTTTCAATCATAACCGCAAGGGTATCAGCGTGGAGAAGGGGCAAGAGATGATAACCAAACTTATCAATTTTGTCAAAAAGAACGGAAAATTTGATTATTGCATAGCAGAAAGCGTTATCAATTCCGTAAATTGCGTTGAAGCCGAGCGTTCGGTTATTGCTATTCTCATGTTGTTCTGTAAGCCGGGAGGTAAGATTTTCTTCTGTGGCCGAAGCAAGGAGACAATCCTTAGTTTAATGACACAGAAGAGAAATACAACAGATGAAATGTTCTCGGCTCGTTTTCTTGATGAAAATGGTTTAACAGCGATAATGGTAGAAGGTCAGTGGTTTTATCAGAAATTCCATTCCAAAGAGGATGTGCAGAAGCTAATCGATGATTTTGGATTTAAGGTATTCTATTCTGACAGAGACTCATATTGGCGACTCGGAGTCGAAAAAACAAGAGAGTTGAGTGACGAAGAATACATGGCAGCCATTGATTACGAGTTCAATATGAAGTTACCTAACAACCAACGTTATCATCGTCATAATGATGTCCGTGAATTGTTTGGTTTCCCGACAATTGAGGACAAAGAAAAATAGCGAAAAACTTTCATCTTTGATGAAAAAACTTTGCTAAATATTTGCATATTTGATAATTATTTTGTATCTTTGTAGTGTAAATAATAGATATAACAACACTTTAAAAGATTCAAGATTATGATATATGAAATTCAAAAATACGAGCAAGCTATCCTGCGAGAAATCAAGAACAAAAAGATTTTGGATGAGCTAGAGAAGAAGTCTGATATGGAGTATCAGGACTATCTAAACGAATGCACAAAGAAAATTAATAAGTTCTTGGAGCAGAAAGGCTCTGATGCAAGATATGACGTAGCGTATGGTGAAGGTTACGATTACTTTGCCACTCGCTATCTTGAGAAAGGTAGCAAGATGCAAGAAGAATTCTTTGATTTTGTTGACAACAAGTTGTCTCGCTTTGTAGGTAAAGTGAAGATTCCTCATGAGTTGTATCATAGCAGTCTAACAGATTTTGACTTACCGCTTGATCTGAACAGAGAGGATTTCTCGTCAGACAAGTATTACAAGATTTACAAATTTCACGTTCATTGTATACTGAGTGACCGAGATTAATAACATTAAAAGAGTTACGGATATGGTAGTTATCAAATATTTCAGACCAAAAAGGAACTATAGGTACCTTTGGTTAAAACTCGTTAGAGATATAGACCTAAGCCAGCATTGTACAAAATGTCTGATTGGTAAATTCGACAGAAGAATATGGGGTGGTACACCACTTAACCCAAACAGAGAATTAAAACTTGAAGAATCTAGACTTTATTATCTGTGTGGCGTTTGTGAAGATTGGATATGGTCTCATAACCTTCATGTTGCTTTTGCCCCAGCTTTTGGGCACGAAATCAATATTGATAACGAGTATTGTACTCTAAAAATAGAAAACGCTCGCAGAATCGATATTACTGATGAGTATATTGATTGGAATTTGCCACAAGCAAAGAAGCGGGAGTTTAATACGTGTAGGAACTGGTGGTTTGCCAACATGATAAATGCTGGTGCCATCAATGGCATAAAACCACCGGTTCACTATAAACAATTAAATATGTTTGATATATGAAATTATTAAAACCATCTATAGATGAATTTCGTGAAGTAATGGAGGAAGCACACGGCAACATGTCGGATGCGGCCAAAATACTTCACGTTACAAGACAAACCATATATAATTGGTGTAATGGGGAACCAGAATTCAAAGAAATCGTACAGGAACACCGCAAACGTTTGTTTGATGAATGTCTTGGTCAAGCAAGAATACTCGCTTTAGGTCTTCCAAAAGTCGAGAACGGAAAACTTGTTGGTTGGATTGAGAAACCTGACGGCCAGATGCTCCGTTACTTCTTGCAGACACTAGGAAAGGATGAAGGCTTCGGAACTTCCGTAGACATCACATCGGGTGGCGAGGCTTTACCTCAGGTTATCAACTTGATTTGTGACACGAAAGCTTCTGGACCGTCTGCGCCACAAAGTAAAGATGGAGAATAAGATATACGTAACGGAAAACAGAACAGATTACGAGCTGCGTTTCGGTAATAGTACCTTACTCGTTCGCTTTGTGAAAAAGATACCGAGTGCAGAGTTCGACATGAAATCAGGCTGCTGGCATATTCAAAAGACAGACAAGCTTCTTATGGATGCTTTCTGTTATTATGCCAAAAGCCGTTTCATTGTTTCAGACGTTGTTCATCTTAGCGACCCATCAGAGGCAGAGGGTATTGCAGATAGAATGCCTACGTTGCGATACCCTCACCATCTTCTACTAGAGCCTTACGACTATCAGAAGAAAGGTATTCAGTATATGGTAACCCACAAACGAACATTCAACTGCGATGATATGGGACTCGGTAAAACGTTTCAGACCATAGCAGCCGTTGATATAGCTAACTCCTACCCTTGCCTTGTAGTTTGTCCGGCAAGCATGAAAATAACTTGGCAGAGGGAGTTTAAACGTTTCACCGGAAAGAATTCTGCGATACTTGATGATAAGAACAAGGACAGATGGCATTACTATATTCATACCGGTACCTGCAAGGTTTTCATCACCAATTACGAGAGTGTAAAGAAATTCTTTATCCTTGGCTGTAAGACAAAAAGGGTAACCGTAAAGAACCTAGAGGTTGATAGCCGTATGAGACTATTCAAAAGCGTAGTCATAGACGAATGTCACAGATGTAAGGAAGCCTCAACGCTTTGGAGTAAGTACCTTGAAGCGATGTGCAAAGGAAAGGAATACGTATACATGCTGACAGGAACCCCAATAGTGACCGGAAACAAAGACTTAGTCCAGCAGCTCAAGATCATGGGAAGAATAAATGACTTTGGAGGGGTTGCAGCGTTCAAGGACAGATATTGTCAGCCTGACGTTGGTTACGAGAGGCTTTCGGAGTTGAACTACAGACTTTGGGAAACTTGCTATTTCAGAAGAGACAAATCTCTTGTCTTGAAGGAACTCCCCGAGAAGATACGACAATACAACGTCTTGGAAATCACAAATCGCTCTGAATACGAAAAGGCTGAACTTGACCTTATTGACTATCTGCAGAAATACAAAGAAGCCGATGATGAATCTATTCAAAAGGCTTTGCGCGGATATGTCATAGTTCAAATCAATGTTCTCCGACAGATAACAGCAGAAGGAAAGTTACAAGAAGCATTGAAGTCTATCCATGATATAGTGGATACAGGAAACAAGCTTATAGTCTTTGTTGCTCATAAATCGCTTGTCAAGAGCATTAAAAAAGAGTTCAAGGGTGCTGTAAAGGTAACAGGCGATGACAGCCCAGAACAGAAGCAAAAAGCCATTGACGCTTTTCAAAACAACAAAGATTGCAACCTTATAGTGGTGAACATCAAAAGCGGAGGTGTAGGAATAACGCTTACTGCAGCTTCCAACATACTTTTTCTAGAGTTCCCTTGGACTGCTGCCGACTGCGACCAATGTGAATGCAGAGCGCACAGAAACGGACAGAAGAACGTTGTTACTTGTACTTATCTCTTAGGAAGAAACACTTTCGATGAAAAGATGTATTCTATCATCCAAAAAGAAAGAGAACAAGCCGGCATCGTTACAGGAGCTAAAGACTCGGCAGAGGAAAGAATCTTTGATTTAGTTAATAACATTTATAAAGATAAGATAAAATGATTACAATAAACGAAAGAATACAACTAAGAATGAAAGAACTTGGCATCCGGTCAAGAGACCTTTGCCAAAAGCTTGAAATCAACGAGCACAACTTCTCGCCATTCATAAACGGAAAGAGACCAATTCCATATATTGAGGTGGAGAGAATCTGTAACTATCTAGGTTTAACACTTGTAGAACAAAAGTAGGAAAATATGTTTAGAGAAAAAATAAGAAAGACTATCTACGAAAGAGAACTCAAAGTAGATAAAGTAGCAAAAGACATAGGGGTTAATACAGCGAATCTTTATGCATACATAAAGGGAACCCGCAATATAAATCTCAAGCAATTAGATAAATTGGTTCATTACCTGGGGCTTTACCTCCTCCCAAAAGAAGGATTTGTTTTTGACCCAGATAATATTCCAAAATTTAATCGATAGGAAGATTTGTTTCATTTACATTTTTACACTCATAAAGAAAGGTAAATAAATGCCGAAATCAATAGATGTTAGATTATTTCCGAAGCAAGCGCAGGCTTATGAATTTCTTTCCTCCGAGAACGACACCGTTACAGAACTTTTATATGGCGGTGGAGCCCGTGGAGGAAAATCTGCTTTTGGCTGTATCTGGCAGATATTGAGAAGAATCACGTTACCTGGAAGTGTAGGCTTAGTGTGCCGAGAAGTACTTACACAGCTTAAAGATACTACTCTTGTTACCATGTGGGAAATGTTAGACATGATGAAACTACGTTCATGTGTTCGTTTTAACGAGGTCAAGAGTATTATGTATTTCCCTAATGGAAGTAAAATCCTGTTTCGTGATTTGATTTATGCCCCAAGAGACCCTGAGTATGACCGTCTCGGTTCACTTGCCATTACAGACCTCTTTGTTGACGAAGCTCAGCAGATTTCAGAAAAAGCTATTTCGGTATTGAAAGGTCGTTTTTCTTTACTCAATGGTGTTCGGGCTGATGGTACAAGATGGCACACCATACCAAAGGCCCTTTATACTTGTAACCCAAAAAGAAATTGGATATACAATGACTTTGTAAAACCAGCTAAAGAGGGAACGCTTCCACCATATAGAAAATTCATTAAAGCCTTGCCTATAGATAATCCTTATGTAGACCAAGACTTTATAGACAACTTGCTGAAAGCGGACAAGGTGACCGTACAGCGACTTTACTTCGGCAACTTTGAGTATGATGACGATCCATCTGTTCTTTGTGATTATGATGCCATCAACGACTTGTTTACAAACGACCACATCAAGCCGGTTGGTGCCCATAGCGGTTCTGCCGACATTGCCGGAAAGGGACATGATAGGTTCGTTGCCGGTTCTTGGGTTGGTAATGTATGCTATATCAAGATAGACACAGACTATTCACCGGGAAAGGAAGTAGAGACGCAGCTAAAGGATATGATGATAAATGATAGTATTCCTAGGTCTCTGATGGTCGTAGATGCTGATGGTGTCGGCTCATTCTTGGAAAGTTACCTTAACGGAATCAAAGAGTTCCACGGAAACGGAAGACCTATTGACCCAAGATATGCCAACCTGAAAGCCGAATGTGCTTATAAGCTGGCAGAACTTATCAATAAAAGAGCTATCAAGATAGTCTGTACGCAAGAGCAGCGTGAGAGAATCATGGATGAGCTTGGTGCCTTGAAAATGGCAGATATTGATAATGACCTTAAGAAGTACGACATCATCAAGAAAGAGGTAATGAAGATTATCCTCGGTCATTCCCCTGACTATCTTGACATGCTCATCATGTCTATGTTCTTCCGAAGAATGAAACCTTCTGCAGGTGCTTCAATGAAGATACAGACCAGAAAAAACGACTAGAATCGCGATTGTAGTAAAGATATGCAAATAATGATGTGTCACATTTCAAAATTATGTAACTTTGAAACATGAAAAAGGAAGAAGATAAAGACCCATGCACTTACGGAAAGTTCCTTGAACTCTTTCCGTTATGCACAAAGGAAAAGCAAGAAGAATTGTTGGAAAGGTTACGAAAGCAGCCTTGTCCGCAATCTATATGTGGCAAGCATGTGCCGGACAGCTTAAACATGCTTACCTATGGGCAGTTGGATGATATGCAGACAGCAGCCTCATCACAACAGCCGATAGAGGAAACATGCAAGGTGCTCTTAGAAGTTGATTCAAACTTGCTTTTAAATGAAGATGTCAATGATGTGTTCGGGTTTTCTAACTTTGTAACAAAGGAGATAAACCGAATTAACAAAATTTTCTCTTCCATCAAGCCGTCCTACTCACAAGAGGAACGTGCTGCAGGTATCGAGTCTCTTAACTTCGGAGCATTTGGTGTCTTGGATTGGTACGCACAGAGAATGCACATCGCAAATCAGAATGAAGTTAGAAACATATCATGGTTGCGTATCTTTCAATGTATGAAGAATGATAACGAAAAGAATGAGTTCGAGCGTAGGCTGTATCAGATTTACTCAAAAAAGAAATAGCGTATGGAACTAAAAGGAACTAAGAAATATGGAACGGTGGAAGCCAAGGTAAGAAGGGTTGTGGAGACCATGGGCGAAGATGTTGAATACCTCTTCATGAACTGGTCGCAAGCCAACGTAGCTTTTGATGCTATTACCAAGCCATCGGTAGTTTACGTCCTTCCACCATCAGGAAAGTTGGATTTTGACTATGCAAGAGTGAAGGATTATCCGGAGACTCAGATTGCCTTCCTCTCCCCTACTGACTTTGATTTTGACGGAACGGAGAACGACAATATCATCGAGCAGATGAAAAGACTTGCCATAAAGTTTGTCAAGGCACTCAACTCTAGCGAGTACTTTGAATTGATAGAAGGAAAGCAGCCTTATCAGGTAGTCTACGACTTCCTTGATCAGAATGTAACCGGTGTAGTCCTCAATCTACCACTAGAAGAGGTTGAAGGTATCATTATCTGTGAAGATGAAAGCCGTACAGAAGATGAAGAAACCTAGTTTGTAAAGTTTAATTCTTTGTTTTTCTAGGGATTTCGGCTATATACGTAAAAATAATTCAGTATGAATAGCTTAACAAATGAAGTCGATAGATTGCTGACCTTACACCTTGGGAATATCAAGGTTGGAATAGCACAGAAAATGGCAGCATTGGGTAGAATGTCAAGCGGCCGTTCCGTAGCTTCTTTACAGATAGAGGTGAAGGACTCTAAAGGTTTTCTCTCAGGTGACAAGCAATGGGAAACCATGCAGCGAGGAAGACGTCCGGGAAAGGTGCCATCCAATTTTAGGGAAATCATAAAGAATTGGGTGAGACAAAAAGGTATAAGCATTCAACCGAGAGGGGGACAGAGCCAAAAGCAAGCCATAGAGAGCTTTAGTTATCTCGTCACTCGCAACATCATGCAGAAGGGTACGAAACTCTATAGAGACAAAGGATATAACGACATTTACGACACGTTGCTAGAGGAAGAGATAAAGAAGCTGACAAACGAGACGACATCTGTCTTGGAGTTAGAGGTAGACAAGATTAACGACAAATTCATAAAAGATGGAGACAAAGACAATAAGTAGTGGCAGCATCACATTCCCTAACGAGTATGTGTTTGCTTTCAATCCGAACTATATAGACTTCAATCTAGATAGCTCGATAAATTCCGTGAACGTATCAGTTATGGGAAACGGAAAGGAGCTAAATATTGTATGCTCACTTTACAAAGGAAAAGGCAAGTGCTATATCAGTAGAATGCTTCAACTTCTTTTCGATGATGATGTGCTCACGACAAGAGTGATTAGTGCCACAATAGATGTAAGTACAGACACCGAGGATTTACAGTCAGATATGTTTTATGTCATGTGGGGGTGTATCAGACTTGGCGACCCTTTCGGTTTGGGAGAGACGATAACTAAGTTCCCTACCCCTTTTGGTGCAGGAATGAAACATGTGAGGTTCTTGCGTGAGGTAAAGTGGTTCAAGAAGTTTCCTTTCTCCGTATCATTCTTCGCCCAGTTATCATCAGGCAATACGCTCACCGCCACTATCGACAGAACGAAAACTATCAATGTAGACAGAGCAAATGTTGCTATCTTTGAGGTTACGCCACCGAAGGAAGCCATCAACAATATCTTCTACAATATCAATCTTGACAAGGAGCTGTTGGAATCAACGTTCCCCACCATCTTTGATGAGACTTTCAGCAAGACTTACAAATTTGTTGACGAGTCTGTAAAGGTCACCATAAGCAACGAGACGGAAGGTTACTACATCAGATGGATAGACCAGTTCGGCTTTATTCAGTATTGGCTATTCAAGAAAGGTAACATCACACACAAGAACAAGCTAGGAAGCAACACAAAGCCTATTCAGAAGGAGCTAAACGGCATCTACTACGGAAATATTGAGAGAGTGACTTCTATAAATAATACAGAGACTCATAAATGTGCGGCCATCAATCTTAACGAAAATATGGTACGTACCGTAGAGACCATCATCAAGTCCCCTTATGTGGACCTTTTCCTAGGCTACAATAAAGATAACAAGGAAGTATGGTTGCCTATCAATGTTGTAGCAAGTTCATACAAGGTATCACCGACTAAGGTGCTTCAAGATTACGAGATACAATTCACAATGCCGGACACGGCATCCCAAAGTTTATAGGTTATGAGATACGATACATTTAGAAAACTAAAGATGAACAAGCAGGGCATTCGTCCATGCGTCATCATACAGACCGGAGAAGAGGGTAATATTGTCGAAATGGACAAAAATCATGATAGGCTGCTCGTTGTAGCAAAAAGGCATGGTTATGCTGTGATGCAAGAACAATGGTTTAACTATACAGAAATAGAAATATGGTAGAAGAGCTTTACATCTTTGACAAAAACGGAATGCGTAGGAGCGTTGACCTCAACTCCCCTAGCGGTATTACCTTGAAGTGGGTTAGCAATATGTTTAACTCACTAGATAAGGTAAACTGCTCATATTCCTATACGTTCAAGATTCCTATGACGCGGCATAACAGAGAAGTCTTTGACTTCGCAGAAGATATTCGCCATACCAGTGGATTGCTGGGTAAAAAGTTGAAGGCTGAGTTTATCCAGAATGGTATTCCATTATTCAGAAATGGAAACTTATATATCGACAAGTCAACTGCCGACAGCTATTCTTGTGTCTTCACTTGGGGCGTTATTGAAGGTCTGCAAAAGCTGAAAGATGATAGCTGTAGCCTCAATGAATTGCGTGAAACACTTGTTAAAGCTGGGTATGAGAATGATGAGCTAAAAGAAGAAGGTATGGTAGAATGGGGAAATGACCCTATCCTTACTCCTGAAATCATGACCATATTCGACAACTCAAAGAAGATACTTAGGCCTTATTATTTGAACCTGCCATCCGATCCAAATTATAGTGAATACCTTTCGATGGAAGCCTCTAAGGTGTATTCGCAAGGTGTTCCTAAACCAGTTATGCCTGTCCGTTATTTAATTGAATGCATAAATAAAGCTTATGGAGTGACTTTTGATATGGGTAAATCTGCAAAAGGAAAAGAAAACCTGCCAACATCTCCAATATCAAAATGGCTTTACGATGAAGAAAGAATAATTACTTATGGATGTATACCTTTAACAGGAGTAGATGTTACTGAAAATCAGCAAAAACAATTCACCAAGAAGCTTGTTTATAAATCGTTATATGGAGGAGATTACAGATTGTTGGGAACTTTTATCATACCGACTTTTGAAAAAAATAAAGATGTCGTATATCCTTATAATTTCTATAGTAAACAAAAGATAAACTATATTGCTTATCAGGCCTACGACTACAAAGGAGACCATATCGGTTGGGATTTTCCTTCTAGTGAAAAAGAACTCAGGTCGTACTATGCAGATACTATAGACAAATGGAATGATTCTAAATATGTATGTGTAGGTATAGAGGCTCCAAGTTTCTGCAAAATCAAAATGGAAGGAAGTTTTAGTGCTATTATATATAAAAGAAACTATGATGATTTTTTTGAACCGTTAAAGATACACGTATATAGTTGGAAAGTTGTAAACCGAGGAACAACAGACGAGCATATAGAGCGTGTAGATGTCGCATCTTATGGACCAGTTAGCATTACACCAAGTATTGATGATGATGGAACTGAAATATATATTACGACCTACAATTTCAACGAAGATGAAGGTTTTGAACCTGCTTCTTTTCAGAATGAAGAAGCTTACAATGCCGATCAGTCTACTGCAGAATACTGGCTTGGCTTTGAGAAAAGTTATTTTACCAGGCAAAGAGGAGGGTTGAACATAGAACGTCAGTTTAGCTTTACGCCTAAATTTGACGATATTGACTATGATGCCCATATTATAGATACGTTTACAAATCTGCCTGATATAGACTGCCTTTCATTCATGAAAAGTCTATTTTACATGGTTGGAGGATTTCCATATGTTAATTCTAATGGTACAATAAAAATAGACAGATATGATACACTAAAAGAAAATATAAGAAAAGGTTTCGTTTACAATTGGTCTGACAGGGTAATTAGTCCAGGATTGAGTGGATATGATGAGATTAGTTATCATAATGATTTCAAGCAGAATAATTACTATATGAGCAAGTGGGACGATCTGGACAGAACATCCAGTGACTTGAAAGAGGAAGACGATTTGTATGAGGATGGAATTGGTAACATAAAAGTCGAAGACAACACTTTAGATAAGGTTCAGACCGTACAGCAAGTTCCATTTTATCCTCCGTATATACTCAATAGAAAATGTCCTATGATTACAGATAGGACTATTAAACAGAGGAATTTCAATATTGCAGACAACAACTATTCTTTAGATGTAGTAGGACAGCTTGTAAATAGTAACAAGGGAAGATATATAGAATCAAAGCCAGCCTATGGATATGTGCATCGTATTCCTTTCTTTGATCCTATGAAGGTAAACCGTATAAAGCCGTGGTCAGAAAATTACAATACAAGTGCAGACCTAGTACGTATGAGTGTACTGAATCCTTTCAAGGATATAATGATGAATCAATCCTACCGTTATCTGCAAAAGATAGTAGAACATCCTTTCGTTATAACAGAGAAGCTATTGTTGAACGAATTTGACCTCATGGATATAGATTACGTGAAACCGGTATACTTGGAGAAATACAATAGCTATTTTGCTATCATCAGCATACAGAGAGACAGCAAAGGAGTATGTAAATGCGAGCTTATCAAGCTGCCTACATACCAATCTCCAGTAAAGGTAACTTTGTCTTTTGAATCTCAGTTTGCAAAATTCTTGCATTACAAGGTCAGCTCCACTTCTAAAGAAGACAAAACGATAATGATAGGATTTATCATTGAGAACAGCAAGGATGGGCAATATGTGCAGCATTCGAAAGTCAACCTGAAGGGTGACTCCTTTCAGGTTTTCAATCCGACTAGCAATACGAATTGGGTTATCAAAGATGTATGGCTAGACCACTACGAAGAAGGAGATTATAATGATTATGAATTTCAAATAGGTTAGGAATCATGGCAGATACAAGAGTAAAAATCGTAGATATACAAGTGAATATCACTTCTGCAGCTCAGGCGCTAGCTCAATATGGGCAAGCCATTGATGAAGCGAAAGTAAAGCAGAAGCAGTTAAAGCAAGAGTTGAAAAATGGGAAAATCACCCAAGAGCAATATCAAGCTGCAATGGCTTATAGCAGAACCGAGGTTAAAGCGAATCAAAACGCAGCCAGAGACCTCACTAACCAGGTGCAGAGACAAATCACCATGGTAAAGGCGCAAGAAGGCTCTATCAAGCAATTGAAAGCAGAACTTGCCCAAGCTACGACACAATATCAGAATATGAGTCGTGCCGAGAGAGAATCTTCGTCCGGCACTCAACTAAAGGCTCATATCGCATCGTTGAAGACAGAGATTGCATCAGCCTCAGCAGAGACCTCTGCCTTTTACAAGAATATGGGTAATCCTTCGCAAGCTGTCCAAGGTCTGAACAACTTAAAAGGAAAGGCTGCCGACCTTGTAAAACAGATGGCGATGATGGCTACAGGTGGCGGTATTTTGGCTTTCGGTAAGAATGTTGTTGAGACGACAAGAAACTTTGAAGACGGTATGGCGAGAGTGCAAGCCGTTACCAATGCCACACAAGCAGAGTTTCAGGTGATGGAGCAAGAAGCACTCAAATGGGGTTCTACAACACGTTACACGGCAACAGAATCTGCCAACTCTTTGGAGAATCTTACTAGAAACGGTCTGAGTGCAACCCAAGCTACGGCTGCATTGGGACCAACTCTGCAGTTAGCGCAGGCAAACACCATAGGTCTTGCAGAAGCAGCAGACATTACCACGAACGTAATGAATGGCTTTGGATTGGAGGTTAAGGATATGGGAAGAGTTAACGATGTTCTCTCTTCAACGGCAGCGCATTCTGCTACAAACATCAGTATGCTTGCCGAAGCAGAGAAGAACGCTGCACCATTCGGTCACTCTCTAGGTCAGTCCATTGAGGAAGTCAACGCTGCACTCGGTGTCCTTGCAGATGTCGGTATCAAAGGATCAGACGCGGGTACAGCTATCCGTATGGTATTGATGGGACTTGCTTCCCCTACTGCAAAGCAACAGAAGGCTTTCAAGCAGTTGGGTGTTGACATTTCGGAATCGTCTTTACGCTCAGAAGGTTTGACAAAGACATTGGAGAAGCTGCGTGATAGTGGTGTAATGAAAGCCGCTAATTCGGCAGAGCTACTTGGCGACATCTTCGGTCGACGAGTGGCACCACAAGCAATGGCATTGCTCAATAATATTGATGGACTTAAAACTAAGCTGGATATTCTCAATAACTCACAGGGAACAACGGAAAGAATGTTCAAGCAGTCATATAGTGAGTTGTCAAATTCTTTATATGGTGTTCAATCAGCATGGGAAAACTTGCAGATAACACTTGGCAAGACAACAGACAACCCACTTGTTACTTTTACAGAGTCTATACGAAAGGGCATTCTTTGGATTACAATGAATCTTTCCACCGTTGGAAAAGTTATAATGGACGTTATAGCAGGCATATCCTTTGCAAAGCTCGTATCATCTGCACGAACTGCATTTGCAGAGATAACTACGTCCGCTTATAGTAGTGCACAGAATGCATCTATGGCAGTGAAAACAAGTCAAGCGAAGGAACAGACCTTACGAAGGGAAACAGCAACACTTACAGCTCAGTTGGAGAATAACAAGACTGCGGCCAACAAGATGTCTGCTGAGCAACAGAAGCTGATAGAAACCCAGCTTGCAGCAAAGAAGCAGCAATTGGCAATACAAACAGCCAACACACAGAAGCTACAAGCAACTGAGGTTGCAAAATGGAACCAAGTTCAGGCCGTTACAACCGGTAATGCATGGACAAAAGGTATGGCTGTTGCTGGAATTGCGGCAAGGAGTTTTGTAATGACTTGCAAAACGGCATTCAAAGGTTTTATCGTCACTGCAATACTGAGTCTTGCTTTCGAGGCTCTGATGTCTTTGTATGATGCGTTTGTTCATGGTACCGGTTATCTCGCACCTTTTGCAAATTGGGTCAAAGGTACATTCACGAAAGTATGGACAGCTTTAGTGAACGTATTTTATTCGGTCATAAACGTATTCAAGCTATTCGCGGCTAGATTAGATATTACAGGTCGGGCAGCAAGAGCATTTGCCGTAACCGTAGCCATTGTGGGTGCCGCATTCAAGAGTATGATGGAAATAGGTAAGTTTGCTATCACTACTATTGTCAGCTACTTCAAGATGTTGGGAAATGTGGCAAAAGGAGCAGGTGCCATCCTTGCCGATGTGTTCACTCTCAACTGGGGAAACATCAAGAATGACTTCGCAAATCTTGCAAAGTCTGTGGCTAACTTCGGAAAAGGTGTAGCAAATAAGTTTGCCAACATGAGCAACATTATCAAGAACAACACAAAGGAAGCTGCAAATGCAATTAACTCTGCTGACAAGAAATACAACAAGGAACATAATGCAAGAGTTAGTGGAACTGTCTCGGAAATCAAGAGTCAAGGAAAATCAAACCAAGCAACGGCCACCAAAACAAAGGCGCAGTCAAAGAAGAAACAAGCTCCACAAAAGCCAAAGCCGCAAAAGCCAAAGCCGCAAAAGCCTGACAAGGAAAATGATAATACCCCTACTCCACCTGCATCTGTTAACGATAAAGCATTGAAGAAGCAAAAGTCAGCAGCAGATAAGGCAGCAAGAGAACAAGAGCAACAAGCAAAGAAGGAGCAGGAGGTGTTGAAGGCTGCACATGATGCTATGCTCGCTACGATGGAAGATACCATCGAGAAGCGTAGAATACAGATTGAAACGCAGTATAATGATGAGATAAACAAGTTAAAATCTCGTCTTGCGACAGAACGTAACCTTACAGCTACAGCTAGGGATGCCATCAACGAGACTATCAAGTACAAGGAAATCAAGAAGAACCAGGAACTTGAAAAGCTCTCTGATGAGAACATCAAGCAAGAGGTTGCACGTCAGCAAAAATATATTGACGCTCGTCTTTCTGTTGTTCAGAAAGGTAGTGCAGAGGAACTGGCGTTGAAGAAACAGAAGATTGAAGAGGAAACAAAACTCAGCCTCAACAATTTAAAGAATGATTCTAAGACAGGTACCCTTGATGCAACAGAGAAGCGTGATAATGCCAAGAATGAAATGAACGCAGCAAAAGCTAAGTTGGATTCAGACAAGGAAAATGGCGCAGATGCAGACACTATTGCCAAAGATCAAGAAGCCTACAACGCCAAGGTTGCAGCTTATCAAGCTATGGAAGAAGCATTGACCAATATTACAGCCCAATATGAGCAAGAGCGTATTGATATTGAGACAAGAGCAAGACAACAGAAAGCCCAATCCGATTTGGAGTTTGCACAGCAACAAGAGGCAGACCGCCAGCAGGTGTTTGCAAATCGATTGGCAGAACTACAGATGGAAGGTGAGCAGCAAACTGAATTGCAGCAAAACCTCAACACTCTAGGTCTTGATGTGCAAACCCAAAATGAGCGAGACCAGCTCGAGGTTCAGCAACAAGCTGCGCAAGAAAAGCTTGACTACTTGCAGCAATTCCAACAGCAGGAGGGTGAAAGCGAGGACGAGTATACGCAAAGACTTGCAGATGTCGGCATGACACGACTTGATGTAGAAACTCAGAACACAGAAGCCAGGAAAAACCTTGCCGATGTAAGTGCTCAGATTAATCAAGGTGAGATAAAGAACGAAGAAGCCAAGCAGAAAGCTTTTCAGTCTGTCGGCACAAGCATGATCAGTATGCTCGATACTTTGGGAGAGAGCAATTCTGCTTTTGCTAAGATGAGCAAGATAATAACCCTTGCCCAGATTGCAATAGATACCGGTAAGGCTCTCTCTGCCGGTATAGCCTCAGCATCATCTCTTCCTTATCCTGCAAACCTTGCAGCTATCGCTACAACGGTAGCAACGGTGTTGGCAAACGTAGCGACGGCCATCAGTACCGTTAAGTCTGCCAAGTTTGCGGAAGGTGGTAAGGTTATAGGACCTGGTACCGGCACGTCTGATTCCATAAACGCTCAGTTGAGTAATGGTGAGTATGTTATGACTGCGAAGGCGACAAGAATGTTTGAACCAATGCTTGCGGCCATGAATGCTATCGGCTCGGGGGTTCCTATAGCCAGTTCTAGAAACTTTAGCGTTGTTCAGAATACTCAGGATATGACAGACTCGTTTACAGAGGCTGCACAAGAAATAAAGCCAATCGTTTCTGTAGTCGAGATTACAGAAGCACAAAACCGAGTGGAAACAATACAGAATATTGATAACGTATAATGAGAATGGTAGAAATTGGTGTTTTTCCCGATTTCTACCATTCTTTTTAGTCTTAAATAGAAAAAACATCAAAAAATAGTTAGAAACCTAGTAAAAAACACCGGAAAACCGAGATTTTTTCGTAAATTTGCACCGAAAGAGACCAAAATACGTCTTTTTCATGTGCAAATAATAATATTCACTTAAAAAATCAGAATTATGACGAAATTCGAGCTTATCAAGATGAACCAAACTCTATTGAAAACCCTGGTTGAGAACAAGATTTCACCAAAGGAAGTACAAAACATCAAGATTTTCGAGGAATACCGAGAAATGAAGGCTAAAAAGCATAAAGTGGGATATATCATCGTTTTCCTTACAGAAAAATATGCACTTTCCGAGAGTGCGATATATACCCTTATCAGAAGAATGGCAGAACGAGTAAAATTATAGGATTTATGCGATATATTAACAAAATTACGGAAAACAAACTCTTTTTTGATGATAACAAGGTTGTTTTAAACGAATTGCCGGCTTATTGCTGCCATTTGCTAATAGCAGACCCACCTTATAGGTTTACTAAAGGGGCTCACAAAGAGAAAAAAGCCAAAAGCAACATGTGTAAAACCGCTCTTTATGATTATTCTGACAATAGTGGAATGTGCCGTATCAAAAATGGGTTGCAGCGTGCTGACATCTATGCTTGGCTTGACCTTGTACCCCGTATCATGGTAAAGATGAATGCTTATATTTTCTGTTCAGAAGAACAGATAGCTGACTACTATCAATGGGCACAGGATCATAAGTACAAGTTCTCGGTTCTTGTGTGGGAAAAGCCGGTATGCATCATATCGAAGCAACGTTTTGCTCAAAACGTGGAGTTTATCGTTAGAATATACGAAAATGGAACTGCCCTCAATAAACTAGAAGACAGCTCCATGTATAGCCGTGTGATAAAGAGCTCGTACCTAAAGGCAAAGTGGCACCCGACACAAAAACCCATGGAGATATTCACCAGACTCATCAAACTCTCTAGTAAGGAAGGCGATGTTGTGATAGACCCATTCCTAGGTTCGGGAACAACAGCTATTGCAGCTAAGAGGCTCGGTCGAAAATATATTGGTATCGAGAACAACGAAAAGTTCTTTAAGATTGCCGAGGAGCGTATATCCAAGGAAGCAGAAGAACAGACTTTGTTTTAAACTTCCACATAGATAGGCAGATGGTCGCTCATTTGGCTGGATTCCACCCAGGAATATAACTTGTAGTCTTTAACCTCAGAGTTCGTGAAAGCATAGTCCAAGAAGAATGAGAAATCACCTTTTCCGCTATGGTCATATGTAAATCGGCTTTCCTTACCTAACTCTTCATGCAAGAATGTATGGTGAGCCGATTTCAAACCATTTTCCTCAAACCAAGTAAACACTTTCGGAGATTCTTTTCTTTGGAAGCTATTTGGATCAGAGATTACATTATAATCGCCTATCACTACCGTTTTATATCTGTTGATATATGGCTTGTAGTATTCCAAGATTTCCAAAAGGATAGAGATATAAGAACCGCTAGTTATTCCCTTGCGAACCGTAGGCCATACTGCGAGTAGAAGATATTCATCATCAAAAATAACCGGAATAGCGTAGTGCAGATTCTTATTATACCAATCCGGTAACACTATCTTATGGCTATCCCGACAGATAACACCTAATCCCTTAAAATCAAAGTCACCCATCCAAAAGAACGAGTAACCTTTAGGAATAGTTATGTTGTCGGCATTTCCACACTCAGGTACCACGTAGGCATCTATACTCTTTTTGTCAAGGAGCCAGTCTATCTTTTCCTGATTGCTCCATGAAATATTATAAGATAGGATTTTCATTATATATCGTAATGTAATAAACCGGTAAGTATTTTCTTATAGACTTCTCCATCATTTGGATAGAATGTATAAGTCTCGTTTTTACCATCTTGATTAACACACAAGTCTATACACGTTATATATTCCGTGATGTCTTTTCCGAAGTTTTCCATTACTACATGAAAAGGAAAGCCGCCACGAATTTGTGCGTCTATTGATTCTTTGTTTGTGTTAGACTCCACTAAACATTGACGGAAGATATAACGATTACCTGAATAGAAAGTATATTTTCCTGCATCCTTTTTCCAATCACCATCAAGGGCATAGCGGTACTCATTATTTAAATCTACCTCACTTAGTTCTTGCACTTCAAATACTTGGATAGGTTCTTTAAAGTGTAACACAAAGTAAGGTTGCTGAGAAAACTTAGGCAGAGTAACCCCTATTCCATTCTGACCGGAACGGATAGTATATTTGCCTGCTACAAGAATAGTTCCATCAGATTGAACAGAACCTTGATTTTTATGAGAAGGTATCTCTTCTGCTGTTGATGATTCACTGCCAGAGAATGCAAATCCCAAGCCAAATACAATGACAACGAAGATACCCAACGCTATCAAGCAACCATTAAACAATTTCTTTGGTGTCATAATTAATTTTGTTAATGTGAATAATGTTTCTGCAAATGTAACTAAAGTTTTTCACTAAAAGGAAATAATTTCCTATATAATAAGGTGTACTTATCAAAATAGTGTAGTAAACTTGTATTTTTGAAAATATTTTTGTATTTTTGATAAAATAATTGCTTAAAAATTTGTGTATTTGATAAAAAAGTACTACCTTTGTAATGTGCAAATAATAATAACACTTTAAACTTTAAGATTATGTTTCTTGAAAAATTTAACTTAGGAAATGAAACAACTGCAAAGCTGTTTGTTGAGGAAGCTAACAAAAACGTAACTTCCGTGTTGGATGAACGTTTTGGATTGCAATATGATGTTGCTTTCAAACAAAAAGGTTCAGATGTTCTTGTTGAGTATGAAACTTACCAGGTAGTTCTTTATGAATATATTCAGAATATCTGTAAGAAACTCAACTTCAATTGGAACGGCAAAACAGATTTTGTCGCGTTCAACGAATTTCACAAACTCCCGGTCGCTTATAAATAAGCGGCTAGGGAATGCAAATAATTATCACTTTTAAAATTTCAAATTATGGCAGATTATAAAGTTGAAGTAGATTTGTCGGACTTGTTCGATGATATGACAATCAGTGAACAGAAGAGCTTTTTAGTTGATAAGTTCTGCTCATTACCACTAGGCTCGATGGAAGAAGTTGTTGGCGAAATGCTGGATAACCTTAATGGCGATCAGACAGCTAAAGTTATTGAAGACGCTTTTGACAACTTGAATGAGCAAGCACAGGAGCACGTAATCAACTATGTGAACGAATAAGGCTATGATGTCCGATAAACAATATAGAGTTGCTCGCAAGGGTGTTGTCGAGCAACTTAAATTAGCTCAGAGACTTCATTGTAAGCACATGGAGCAGAAGTATAAAGAGGCTTTGGAGAAGTTAGAGAAACGCTTCTTAAAGCCGGATGCCGTGGGCTGCTTCGATTGGAGTGCAAAGGTATCAAGCAGTTTTTATCATCTTTAAAAGGTTAAGGTTATGGTAAAGAAAGAATATTCTGTTGTTGAATTTATTCAATATCTTAAAGATAAGCCATATATTAAGCTTTATAAAGCTGCTCGTTTAGCTGAGATTAATATGAGAAGAGAAATGAGAATATTGCGATATTCCCCGTTTTATCTTGATAGAGAATGAATGTATAACATATAAAAAATAGTTATGGAAGATTTACCTATTGGCTCAGAAATCACCTTAAAGGTGGTTGAAAGCGAGACAGAAGAATGTAATGGTTGCTTCTTTGACGAGATAAGCAGCAATATTTATGAAAATATCTGCAAAGATATTTGTTGCGCCGCAATCGATAGAAAAGACAAAAAGAATGTTCAATTCAAAAGGGTAAAATAATATGGAAGCAAAGATTAATATAGTGGAAATCCTAAAGCATAAGCCGCAAGGAACGAAGTTATATTCTTCCGCTTGTGGTAAATGCAGGTTGGTGGAAGTAGATGATAAAAGTTTCAAAATATCCTTCTATAATTCAAAGTTTGGTTTTATGAATGGTGGAGAAGGGTATCTTGATAAAAATGGCAAATTGTATGATGATGGAGAATGTGTCGTTTTTCCATCAAAGGAAATGCGTGACTGGGGCAAGTTCTCCTGGAAGAAGGGAGACGTGTTGGTTAATAAAGATGGGGATGTATATATTATATTTGAAAGATTTGTCGATGATACATATTGCTCTTTCGTAGGGAAATATTATCTTTGGAAAGAGAATAATGATACAGAACAGTTCTATAAAAATGAACGATTGCTAACTTCTGATTTCCAAAAAGCAGGTAAAGATACTGCTCAGACCTACATTAACACCATAGAGAAGCGTTTGGGCGGCAAGCTCAATCTTGATACTTTGGAGATTGAGAAGACTCAGCCAGAGTTCAAGAATGGAGATATAGCTTTTGCCGATTATGGTAATAGACAAAATGTATTTATAGTATCAGATAAAACTGATTTATCAGAAGGTTATAGCTCATTTATTTCTTTAGATTTAAGTAGTCTAACTTTGAGTATGGGCTGCAGAATTTGTTTTTTTAAGAAAGACCTTTGTAAACTTCGCCTTGCCACGGACTCGGAAAAGCAGCAACTCTTTGATGCTCTCGCAAAGGAAGGCAAACGCTGGGATAGTGAGAAGAATCAGATTGTGGATTTGAAACCAAAGTGGACTCCAAAGCCATTTGAGAAAATTATAGCACTTGACCCTACAAAAAAGATATGGACTATAGACTTCTTTAGTTACAAATTTCATGGTAAGTATTTTGGCTTGTCTGGATACTCTTGGGATGAGTGTCTACCTTATAACGAGGAGACTGCTAAATTGATAGGTACAACTAAGGATGTAGAGGGTTAGATATGAAGAAAATCAAAAGTAAGAAAGTTCAGGACTATGTTATGAACGACATGGTGTTTAAGGTTGATATGCCAAGGCTATTGAAAGAGATAGCAGAGTGTTCGAAAAGCACTCCTTATCCTGTGACTTTTACGATTTTGGCACGCGTGCTTGGAATACTCACAGAAAGGGCTATTGAGATTAATGATCCTGCACTAAACATCATTATGATGAACCTTGGACTTTACGAAGGAGTGCATGATAAGAACGCAGGTGAGGTTATATCTAAACAACGCAAGTTGATTACCGATAAACAAAAATAGGAGAATTAGTTATGACAATCATTATTAAAGGTGACAATGACTATGACTATGATAGCATTCCACATCTGAAACTCGCTGGCAACCCTCCTAGTGGTCAGGAAAGACGTAGAACTAGGAGAATGTTAGAACTTAGAAAAAGAAAGGGTAGATTATGAATGATGAAAGCATAGATGTAAACATTAGTTTTATCAATACTGATTATTTCTCAGTATCTGTAAGGGATGGGTATATTTCAGTTATTGGTAGAATAACTAGGTTAGAGATGGAAAAATTTATAAAGGCTCAATATCTCGAGATTAAAGAGGTATTGGATAAAAATAGTAAGAAAGGAAGATAATTATGATAGACAAATATAAAATAGCAAAAGCTGCACGACAAATATCAGAAAAGGTTGTAGATGCTAAAGGTTTTGATGATTCAAAGCCTACACATCTTGCATTCTTAGATGGTCATGTTGATGGTTTTAACGCAGGTGCTAAGTGGGCTATCAATGAGTTCTTAAAGAATTTATGGCATCCAAATACAGAAGAACCAGATAAGAGTAAGGGCGATATTATTACCCTTGGTTTTGATAACGATGCTTATCTACAGTTTAAAGAATCCGTTCTTTGGAATGAGGAATCTTGGAGACATTCGATTAGCAGATGCCAAATCATCAAGTGGGCTTATTTATCAGACATACTACCAAAGGAGGGAGGTGAGCATGATTAAGCCAGTTACTATGTACTCTGTCGTATGTGACAGATGCGGAAAGTCATTCGTTGATGAGTTTAATGGCATTGTGGCTTGGTTGGACGAAGGAACTGCAAAAGAGCAAGCAATGGAAAGTGAATGGATAGAGATAGGTGATAAGCACTACTGCCCAGACTGCTATGAGTTTGACGATGAGTTAGATGAGTACGTTCCTAAAAAGAAAGGAGGAAGCAATGAAAGAGCTTGAGTATTGGAACAATATCGAGTATCGAATCAAACAACAAAGCGAAGCAAAGTTCCGACCATTCAACACCGAAGAAGAATGCTGGCAAGAAATAAGAAAACATGAGCCGTTCATTAAATACAAGGTCATAGAAAGCAGTAAGGACGTTTACCTCATTATTCAAAGAATAAAGACAGACGGAATCGAAACAGATGTTGAGCGTCTTGATTTTGAAACGGCTTTTGAATGGTTCACCTTTGCCGACGGAACTCCGTTTGGTGTAAAAGTTGAATAGCTTATGTATAGACCGATTACAATGTATCAGATTGTTTGCGATAGATGCGGAGAAGTATTTGGAGGTACAGATACTTGCTCTGCACTATTCAGTAACAAAGAAGTTGATATTGGTGACTACTCTGATTGGGAAATGATAGATGGTAAACACTATTGTCCCGATTGTTATGAAGTAGAGGTCATTGATGGAGTGTATAACATTAAAGCAAAATAGATATGAAGATAGAAAATATCAAATTCAAGGCTATACGTCTTGACGGAAAAGGATGGGTTTGCGGATATTTCTACGAGGAGAATGGTAATACATACATTATTGAGAATCGTCAGAAAGAAAGCAAGTTAAACAGAAATCTCACTTATCAGGTTGACCCTTCTACCGTCTGCCAGTTCACAGGGTTAAAAGATAGTGAGGGAAAGGAGATTTGGGAAGGTGATATAGTGCATGACAGTTATGACCTTTTGTGTATAGACAATCTCTATGAGGTAGTTTATATTGAAGAAGAAGGAACGTTTGCCTTCAAGAGTTTAGATAAAGTTGACAATTACGAGCCGTTTGTTAATTTATTTGAAGTTTATGTTGTCGGCAACAAATTCGATAAGTAGTAGCGCATGAAGAATAAGATTTTAGACTTAGCTAAGTCAGCCGGTTGGCTCGTTTTGATTTTCATAATAGGGGTAATTGGTTTTAGGATTTCTTTCAGCTTAGGAACTCCACACAAAAAAGAAGAGTTTAATATAAAAATATTCACCAAGAAAGGGCATGACTATCTGATAGTAGACACGAAACACGGAGTTTGTGTTATTCACGCCGAGAGCTGCCCTTGTAATAAAAAGAAGTAGCCTATGAAGATTAGACAAGCCAAGAAGATAATGAAGCGTTGCTACGGAAGTCCTCGCTATATAAGGATGATATTGGATGGTTTGAATGTATCGAAAAAACTGCCTAAGATTAAGCAATACTGGGAGCCTAGATGGGCTTTGTATTATGCTAGCAAAGGTGGTGGCTATGGCAGAGTTGACCATCGTATCGTAAAGGCTGAAAAGATTTCTGCAAGATATTCTCGCAAGCTAATGAATCACCTTACCAGGTGGGCTGGCAAAACTCATTTCGAAATTAGAGATATACTAAGCAGTGCAAATAAACTAAAAAGATATGACTTATGATAAAAGAAAGATATTATTACGCAGTAGCCGCCTTCCTACGTAAGGATGGCAAATTAGCCTATACCTCAGTTACGAGCTCCGTTAAAGGGGAAGAGGAGGATATTAAGTTCTATCCTCTAATGAACCTCATCACTGACGTCGAAGAGCGATTCAAGAATGATATGGTTAGCGGTACAACTCTCATACATAACGTTATTGAGATTAGTAAAGAGGACTATGATGCCTACAATGATCGTATTGCTAAAATTAACGAGAAGGAGGGTTAGCACATGACTTTTTTGAATATTACTGTAGGTGAGAAGGAGTTTGATGAAATCAAAGAAGGCAAGGTAGGACTAGTATGTTTACCTTGCACTCCACGTTGGTGTCATACACTAGTCGATGGTGTAAAGCCAATAATAAGATTAGATCAATTAACGGCTAGGTTAGATAGTAATGGCAAACCTAATATTCAGTATGGGATTTATCTTGACCATTTCTTTAGGAAAGTTGATTACGTACAGCTTTTCTGTAGGAATGGTTCTGAAATAAGAGCTCTCTTCAAGAAATGTGTCGGTTTCAGCATTGAGACTACGCAAACGAAAAATGATAATGGCTTTGTCGAGTATAAGCCTAAAAACTTTGTTGTTCATCTAAAATAAACAAAATATGATTATGAAACAAGAAATGCAGAAATCAATCTCCAAGATTCAAACAGCAGTCGAAACTCTGACAAGACAGAAAGTTATCGATAAAAATGTGTATGATTTTGTCCATGGAGAAATCAAATCTCTTTCGGAAAGTGTGGAGAATATAGAGGAAGTAAATAACCCCGATGAAACTCTTCTTACCTTCACAGATAAGGAGAAGTATGTAAATCAGCATATCAATCTTGCTGATACATCTGTACTTTGCAAAGAGTTGAATAGAAGAAAAGAAATTGGTAACGATTTCTTAGTAATATCAACTGAGGGGAAAATTAATTAAGATATGAGACTTAAAAAAGATAGAAGATATGAAGGGAACATTTGGAGTAATATATAAAGCGAAGATTGATGCTTACAATAGCTACTATCAACACATGAGATTATTAGGCAAGGTAAATGAAACTCTTTCTTTTGATGAATGGGAAAAGAAAAATTGCAAATGGTTAAAGTAATAGTGTATGGACAGACAGATAAAGATAATGGATAGTGCAAAGAAGAAGGTTCTTACCCTCGCAGTCAGCAAGGAATGGTTCGATATGATAGTGTCGGGCGAAAAGAATGAAGAGTATCGGGTAATTAAAGATTTTTGGATGAGTCGCCTTCTCCTTATCAAGGATGAGAAATTCAAAGATTTCGATAAGTACGATAAGCTTCATATCGGTAAGACATTTGAAATGCTTATAGACATCAATACTATCAAGGAGAAACTGAATAATGGTACAATGAAGTTCGTACCATTCACTCACGTTCTCTTCAAGAACGGCTACTATGACGATAGCCCAAAGGTAGAAAAGGAGATTGATAGTATTACCATCGGTAAGCCTAAAAAAGGTCTATGTCCCGACAAGTGGCTTGATACCGAGTTTTTTATCATTAAATTCAAGTGATATGAATTACATACAATGTGATGAATGT